ATGACATTAAAGGCAAAGAGAAGAGAACTAGGACTTTCTCAAAAAGAATTAGCAGAACTTTTATCTGTTGATCAAACCGCCATTAGCCAATGGGAAAGAGGAAAAACTAGCCCAAGATTAAGCAAATGTATAGAATTGGCTAAAATACTGAATTGCAATTTGGATGAATTAATCATAAATACTATAGCTATGAATGAAGAATGCGTTATAAACGAAGTAACCAAAAAGGAGGATCTAAAATGAGGGCATTGATGAAATTTAATTTTCAAGAAAATGATATAAGATCATCGTTAATAAATAATGAGCCTTGGTTTGTGGGAAAGGATATAGCGATAGTATTAGGATACAGTAACACTAATGATGCGTTATCCAAGCATGTTGATGATGAAGATAAAATGATGGGGTCGCAAAACGCTACCCCATACATCATTGATAGTAAAGGAAGGAAACAGTACCCTACATTCATAAATGAATCAGGACTATATGCATTGATTTTTGGAAGCAAGTTGCCAAGAGCAAAAGAGTTTAAACATTGGGTAACAAGTGTTGTGTTACCTGAAATAAGAAAAACAGGATCTTTCAACAACAATGTGGATGAAAAATATATAGAGGCTTTAGTATCTATTTCTAATTCAATCTCAGTGATGGTGGAAAATACTTCTAAAATGTGTGCAATAGTCATGAATCAAAGTATGGAAGCAAATTATCAAAACTCTCAAACAGAAGAAAGACAAGATATACAAGAAGTTATAAACTGCAAGCTGGATAGCTTTCCTGCTGAAATTAAAAAAGAAGTAAATTTTATGTTGAATAAAATGGTTAAGAAAAAAGCTATGAATTTTAGCATGGTATCACGCTTCTGTACAATGAATGGCTATCCGATATCTCAGCCAGCAAGGCTGGATTGGGAGGTACATTATGACAATGCTTAATGCTAGAGAGATAGCCGAGTTAAAGGGCTGCTCTGAGGCAAGTGTCAAGCGGCTGATCCGGAATGGTCAGCTAAAAGCCAAGCGGACAATGAATGAGAAGAATCGTCCGAAATATCTGGTTTTGCTGGAAGACTTGCCGACCGTGATACAGGAGCAATACTATATGAAGCATTGCGTGAAAAAAGAAATCACGATCGGTCAGCTTAAAAGGAATCTGGATGAGTATAGTGCTGATGAACGGGATGAGATAGCCTGCTGGATCAAAATACTGAGAGACTGGAGTGTTGCCAGAACACAGCAGTTATATCTGCCTAAAGGCGAATTTGATAAAAATTATGCTGCCAAGCTTACTCTTGAATATCCGGAAATGAAATTCTCTGCCCAGATACTACGGAGAAAATATAATGCTTATAAAAGTAACGACTATGACGGATTACTGGATAAGCGAGGTAAATCGAAGAAAGGCAATACCAAAATTGATGAAGAGGTATGGGAAGCATTTCTGAGTTTCTATTTAGATCAGCGCCTACCTTCCGTAAGGAAGTGTTATGAATATACGGTGAAGTGGATCGAGCAGGAGCATCCAGAGTTAGCCGATGACATACCGACTTACTGTACATTCACAAGACACGTTAATCAGGACATTCCGCAAGGGACTATGGTGCTGGGACGCTATGGTGAAAAAGCGTATGATGATCGCTGCGCTCCTTACATAAAGAGGGTTTATGATAACCTGTTACCTAACGATGTATGGATTGCCGATAACCACACGTTCGATGTAATGCTACAAAACGAAGATGGTGAAACATTCAGACTTTACTTGACTGCATTTCTGGATGCCAGAACAGGAATATTCACCGGTATATATATCACTGATGCACCAAGCTCTCAGGCATCTATCCTTGCATTACGAAACGGCATCATGAAGTATGGTATTCCGAAAGAGGTTTATCTGGATAACGGGCGAGAGTTCCTGACCTTTGATTTTGGTGGGCTGGGGCATCGTAAAAAAAGGAAGGATCAGCGCTTCGATCCTCCACCGATCTTTGACAGGCTAGGCATTAAAATGACCAATGCGCTTGTGAGAAACGCAAAAGCAAAAATCATCGAGCGAAGATTTTTGGATATAAAGAACGGTCTATCGAAATTGTTTGAGAGTTACACAGGAGGCAGTGTTGCGGAGAAGCCGGAACAGCTGAAATTCATATTGAAGAAAGGCAAGGCTGTACTGGATGATACATTCAAGACACAGGTTAAGGAATTGATTGAAGGCTATTTCAACTATCAGATCTATAATGGACCGATTGCTGAAGACCGGGGCAAAACAAAGATACAGGCATATCATGAACACATGGCAGAAACAACGAAGCGTGTTGCATCTACGGAAGATCTGAACCTTATGCTGATGAGATCCACCAGATCACAGAAAGTCGGCAGAAGAGGTGTGCATCTGAGTTTGTACGGCGCAACGATCGACTTCTGGAATCATGAGTTCCTTCAGAACTGTTTCGGTAAAGAAGTATATCTCAGATATGATCCTGAAGATCTGAAAGAGGTCAGAGTGTATGACCTGAAAGACAGATACATCATGAGTGTTCCGACAGATAACGCAACGATACTTGAATATGGTGCCAACGTTGAGGACGTTAAGCGAGCAATGGCTGAAACCAGAAAAGGTAAGAAGCTGGAGAAGGAACGCATGAAAGCAATGATCAACAGTGAAATCAGTAATAAGACAGCGCTGGAGATTACCTTGACACAGGCAAAGCAGAATCTGGAGACAGAGTTGGAAGTGCCACAATACGATATCGAATTACAGCGTGCGAAGGAAGTACCACTATTCCATAAGGTTGAAGTCAGTAACATAGATCGCATGTTAAAGAATGCGGAAGAACATAAGGGAGGACATGACAATGTATAGCAGAGAATTACAGGCAAGATTAGAGAGATTTTTGAAGGAGAGCAACACCAGTCAAGCAAAGGCTGCCCCTCAGATTGGAATAAGTGCCACTGCATTATCTCAATACAGAAACAGTAATTATGCTGGCGGGAATATTCAAAATGTTGAGAAGAAAATCCTTGCATGGCTGAATCGACAAGAAGAGGCTATGCAGAGCAATGAACGCAAACAAGTGTACAAGCCGATTAGGAACGGATATGTACCGACATCAGTATCAGAAGATATCTACAAGCGCATCAGATACTGCCAGGTGGAGAAAGGCATGATCATCCTGCATGGTGATGCCGGAATCGGTAAGACAAAGGCTGCGGAAAAATACGCTTTAGACAATCCGGAAAGCACGGTATATATCCAGTGCGCACCAAGTACGGGGGGACTTGGTAACACGCTGAAGATCATTGCCAATGCGCTGGGGGTATCGGAATCCAGTAACCGATACATAACTAGCAATCATATCAAAAAGGCTCTTATAGACAGTGATAAGACGCTGATACTTGACGAGGCACAGCATCTTAAAATGATGGCGCTTGAAGAAATCCGTACTATCAGTGATCCTGATGACCTGCTGGGAGTACCTGGATGCAGTATTGTGTTGATTGGTAACACAGAGATTTACAATAAGATGCTTGGACGCAAGAGTGCATCCTTTGCACAGCTGTTCAGCCGTATCAAGATGCACAAAGCATATCAGACAAGCAATATTAAAATGTCTGATATTGAAATGACATTTGAATACTTGCAAGAACATCACATGAAAAAGGAAATCGAATTTTTATACACGATCACTAAGTCAAAGTGGGGGCTGCGTGGTGCTGTGAATGTCTATAACAATGCAGTCAATAACGATGATGTCAGCTTCCGTGGATTGTATGGGATGGCTACTGAAATGGGAATCGGTGTCTTATGATCAGTAAGCTTGATGTAGTCTTGCTGGTAATCAATGTAGTGTACTTGCTGATCAATCTATACATCATGATTAGAAGATGGGAGGATGAATATGACCAAGAAAGAGCGGAAAGATCTAGCAAAGGCTAAAAAGAGGTTGCAGGCAGAGGGCGTGCTGCCACCGAACAAGCCCAGACTTAATCGTAAGAAGTTTGCAAAAGAAGTAAATAAAGAATGGGAGGAATTAGAAATCGGGGGTATTACAGATATTAGCTTGATTTTAAATGTCTTAGCTATGATGACAAGATCAGGCGAGTATGGAGGAATCACAAGTGAGGATATAGGTATACTGAAGCTAAAAAAATGTGTTATTGAAATCAAGAAGGCATTGCAAGTAGAACAAAGAAGTTGTTTCACGGTCAGCGAATTATACAAGATATGTGATGAAGTATGGAAACTGTAGGAGGATGTCATGAAGTGTAGGAATTGTAAATATGAGAAGTATTGTCAAAACTGGTGTTTCGGCTTTAATTACGAAGCATCTATATTCAAACTGAAGAAAAACAAATTAAAGGATAGCATCATTAAACTATTACATTTATGAGGTGGTGGAACGCCACCCCACTAATGCAGCCGAGGATGGTCGCAAGCCCATGAAAATGCAGAGCGGTGGAAATGTTAAACTAATCGCGATTTGTACGACATTTAAATTAAATTTAAATGGAGGAAGCTATGAAAAAGAAATGGATAACAACTCTAGCCATTATTGATACTGTGTGCTTACTGATCATAGGTGTCATAGAATCAAATAAAACAGAGTTATATGCTACAGCTGAAGAACAGCAACAGACAATCAAGAATCTGAAAACAGAAATCGCTAAGCTCAATTTTGAAATTGAAGAGCGAAAACTGGAAATCCAGCAGGAGCTGCAAACAGAACAGGAGAAACCTCAGGAACGGTGGGTGTCCATTGGAGACTTTAAAATCACCTATTATGGATTAGATATTACCACTACTACCGCGACAGGTAAAACGCCGGAAGTCGGTAAAACCATCGGTGTGGATCCGGAAGTGATACCATATGGATCCACTGTAAAGATTGATGGTGAAGTGTATGAGGCACAGGATACCGGAGCGTATAAAGGTAATCTCATTGATATCTTATGTGAGAGCGAGGCGGTGTCTGCAAAGTTGGGAACACACACCAGTGAAGTGTATATACTGGAGGTGCCACATGACTAAGCAGGAAATCATGAAAGTGATTGCAGCTGATAGAACTTTGAAGCAAGCATACAATACAGAGCCTCTCTTTACTGAACAGATTGATTACCTTGGTGCCAGAGAGCCGATCAGTGCAACAGATCTACTTAAATGTATCAAGCATATGTGCAAACAGTTAGACAGGGCACAGCAAACGATATACGTGCTGTCAGCGAGTGTGCCAATGGAGGGATATGAATAATTACCAGAATTTGGAAAGAAATTAAAACTACAAAAGGTGAATAAAGGAGATAATTATGGTAGATCAAAACGCAAAGTCAAGATGGTTTGTAGTAAAGAACAGCGATATATTTACGGATGGTTGTCGTGTAGAAACAAGCGAGCCTGTAACTGCTAAAGAGATGAAAGAAATCTTTTGTGATATGGGAACTGCAACAGTGTTTGAACCAATCAGCGAGCAAGAGTATAAGGATATGAGCGAGGAATGACCTTGCTTGCCTTAATGCAGCCGATGCAGGTCACAAGCCCTGGAAATGCAGAGTGAGGTAAGAAAGGAGAACAGGAATGTTATTACAGAAGAAAGTCACAAAAGCCGGGAGTGTCACAATACCGACACTGATCCGTGAACAGCTGAATATACCAAAGGGTGCAGCTGTGGAGCTGGAAACAAAGAATGAGGAGCTGATCATCCGCAAGCACATACCGACTTGTGTATGCTGCGGTACTGCTGATCATGTTGTAACTTATGCAGGTCTGGAGATCTGTCAGGATTGTCTGAAGAAAGCAAAGGAGGCTAGTGATAATGGAAATAGCTGAGCTGAAGCAGAACGTTGACCGTTTGGCAGCATTGACCATCCAGCAGGAGAAAGTCAAGGCAGAAATAGATCAGCTGAAAGCAGGCTTTGAGAAACAGGCTGAAGCTGATCTAAAGGACAGCAAGGAAAAAACAATCGAATACTGGGGAGAGGGAAATGCGAAGGTCGTTGTACAAAACTCTGAAACAGTGAAGCCGATTGCAATGAGTGTGTTGAGAAATCTGCTTGGTACTGCATATAGTGATTTTGTCAAAGAAGAATCCAAGGCAACACTGAATGCTGAATGTAAGTCATTTTTGACCGCTATGGTGCAAGGCAAGTATATAGAGGATGATCTAACAGCTGTAATCGGTAAGATCACAAGCGATGCAAAGGAGCAGCAGCTCCTCCTCAAAAAACTGAAGGGCAAGTACAGATCAGACAAAAAGACAATCATGAAGGTGACCGGGTTGGATCCGGAAAGCGCAAATGATTATGCATACCTTGTGGAAGAGGTCTATGCGTATAAGACGATCAAGCAGATACTGGAAGCTGCCAAGTTTGCCGGAACGTTTGAAGATGCTGTGGAGAAAGTAAAGGCATCCGTGATTGTGGACGAAGGAATCAAGGTAACGGTAGAAAAAGAGTAAAGGAGGAACCGGGGATGAAAGCTAAAGCTATTGAATCATGGCAAAAAAGAAAAATCTATGCAATCGCAAATGCGCTGGGATATACGGCAAAAACTGAGGAAACAGACATCCTGCACCTTATCATGGAAGACATGACTGGAAAACAATCAGTGACAAAGCTGACATATGATGATGCAAACAAGCTTATAGATTATCTGGTACGACAGCAGACATCCCTGGATAAATCCGATAATGTAAGTAAGGGACAGCAGAAAAAAATCTGGGCGCTCATGTATGAGCTGAAGGACTGTGATCTGGCTGTCAACCCTGCCCCTATCGGTGAGCGACTTGCGGGTATCATCACAAGGCAATTCGGTGTCCGATCCACACCGAGAAGGCTCTTCACTTATCTTGACTATGTGGATGGAGAAAAGTTGATCGAAATATTAAAGCATTACATCGACAACGCTGAAAGGAAGAGGATGAGCTAATGGATGATGCACTTGAAGCTATTACTATGGAAGATCTTTATGATGATCAAAGGGAGTTGGCTGAAGTAATTGGATTACAGTCTTTCAAAGAACTGATATACACTTACGGAGGTAGTCAAATATATATCCCAAAGATGGAACAACTTAAAAAAGTAAAGAGAAATCAAAGTATCTGTGCAGAATTTAACGGATATAATTTTAAAGAGCTGGCATATAAATATAACTTGACCGTGAGCAGCATTCGGGATATAGTTAAGGATATAGCGAAGGAGAAAAGAAGATCTCCATGCGATGGACAGCTCAGCATATCAGATTTCCTATAACAGTTCAGTAAAACAGTAAAGCTCTTGACTCAAGGGCTTTATTTTTTTTTGTCTTTTAAAGCTGATATGATTATGCCAACAACGAGGGATGGAGGTCTTAAAGTGTTGGACAAAATCGTGACGCTGGTCATTAGTTCTATTTCAGGTATTATTAGCTATTTCCTGAAAAGTACAATGAATCGTACAGCAAAAATTGAGGAATCTTTAAGTGACATTAAAGAAAACTACGTATCAAAAAAAGAATATGAGAGAGATCAGGAGAAGCAGGATGAAGAAATAATGAAAATTCGTGAGAACTATACACCGATCTCCAAACACGAAAAAGATTATGATGAAGTGAGAAAGGATATAAAAGAAATGAAAGACGCTATGCTGCGTAAGGATGACTTCATCAGAGAAATCAGCAAACTTGATCAGAGGTTTGAAACCAACCAGGAAAAAACCAATGAGTTAATAATGAGATATTTAGGAGGTAGATAGTAATGCAGAATGTTATTGATCAGATGGAAGTGCAGGAATTTAAAAAAAGGAATTGGAAGATTCTTGGCATTATCAACATCCTAAGCCCTTCCTATCATAAGCTGGATTCCATTTATGATGTTTTGAAAAATGATGACAGAGGTACATATAAAGACTATATCTATTCTGTGAACTTTCTGGTACAGGAAAAATATATCAATATACGTAACTCCGCATCACACAAATATGAAGATTTGGCAGATTGTGACGATTATTCAGAATTAGAAGCTAATCTCTCTAGCAAAGGCACTCGCCTTTTGAAAGGTAATATCATTGATGATATGGTAACGGGCTAGCTTATGGCAAACAGGAAGCACAGCAAGATTGATGGACTTGATCCTAAGCTGAAGGACACAGTTGAAACGATGCTTCTGAGTGGCAGCACATACCGGGAGGTGGTCGAGTATCTGGCAGCAAATGATGTGCCGATTTCCGCTGCTGCTGTTTGCCGGCACGCACAGAACTTAAACGCAAGTGTAAAGGAACTGAACATCGCTCAGGAGAATTTCCGTAAAATGATGGAAGAAATGGAAAAGTATCCGGATCTGGATACGACCGAAGCAATCATCCGATTGACCTCCAGCAACCTGTTCCAGCGTATTGCAAACACAGAAGAGGCAGATTGGGAGCGTGTAAAGCTGGATAAAGTCTTAAAGGAATCAACCTCACTCATTAGAGCTGCTGCATACAAGAAGCAGATTGACATAAAAAATCAGGAAGTCCTGGATAGTGCGGTTGATGAAATGAAGAGTGATATCTTTGCGGCGATGGCAAAGGAAAATCCAGAGTTGTATGCAGCTGTTGCAAAGTATCTGAATCAAAAGAAACAAGGATAGGAGGATGTATATGTTTGATATTGAGAAAATGAGGATCGTCCCTATGACATTGGGAAAGTATTTTGAATCAAGAGGTTGGTCAGTACCTTATGATCTTCCAAAGACTACGAAAGGATATAAGATTGAAAGTGAAACTGGACTGTCTTCTTGGATGTCCTATGAGGAATTTAGGGATAAGTATAAGGAATACATGGGGTTGAGCTTCTCCGGCGCTCTGGAGCTGTTAAAACAAGGGTGTGCAGTTGCCCGGGAAGGCTGGAACGGTAAAGGTATCTTCATCGTTTTGCAAAAGCCGGACGCTAACAGTAAAATGACACATCCATATATCTACATAGATACGACGGGGCTTGTTACAGATAGTGACCTTGCTCCGAAAGATCGTGTGCCGTGGGTTGCATCACAAACAGATCTGCTTGCTGAGGATTGGGTAATCATATTATAAGACGCAGACGAAAAGGAAGGATGGTGCAGCATATGAAATGGTATGTACTGTATGTAATGACTGGGAAAGAGTTAGAGATTGCGGCAACCCTGAACAAGCTGCACCTCCATGCTCTTGTGCCTACAATGACTAAAATCATTAGGTCAGGCGGAACATGGAACGAGAAAGAAGCAGTGATATTTGAATCGTATGTGTTCCTGGAGTGCGATTTTTGCGCTAAGACTTGGTATAAGGTCGCAAACATCCCCGGTGTGATCCGGTGGCTGGGAGACAAGAAGGAACCATCTACACTTACCTATCTGGAAGCTGAGTGGATCCGGTTGCTTGGGAATGAAGGGAAAGCAATCGCACCAGCAGAAATCAGCGTGAAGGATGGTAAGTATGAAATAGCATCCGGAGTACTAAAAATGTTTAAGCATCATATTACAACTTTTAAAAAAAGACAGAAGACAGTTACAGTGTCCATACCGATCTGTGGAGAGGCAAAGGAAATCACACTGTATGCAAATTACAATGAAAATGAAACTGGTGAAACAGGTGTGGTTGATTCGTCCCCTCCTAATGCAGCAGCGGATACATAAAAACAGCTAGGTGTGTGTGCCACCAAGGTGGCGAAGCATATCATCAGGAGGTTCATACTTTAGATTACACTCAGATACCGTTTAAATCTTACAGAAAGCCATTTAAATTTGATTTAAGAAAAAAATCCGAGTGTAAGTGTGCCTAAAACAAAACAACGCTTAGAAAGCCTTAAAATGGCTTTTTTTATTGGGAAGAAGGTGTGGTATTTGAAAAGAAGGAAAAAGGATAGCCTGGCATCGCTTAAGGATGCCATACAGGAAACAGAACGGCAACGATTTGACAGTGAAGAGGATCGTGACAGTAAGGAGGCATTTAAACATTTAAATGCTCTTTTACAAGACTTTCTGTATTTAAACGATGAACCTGAACGGTTGTGTTTAAGAACTGAATATGAACAAGGCTGCTCACTTACTGGTGACAACGGTATCCGGAAGAGGCTTGCTGCTATTGATTTGGAGTTTTTCGGGCGAGCATACTTCCCTCATTACTTTGTGAGATCTTCCCCTGAGTTTCACCGGGATTTGGATAAGATCTGGACGGATGGGGTATTGAAAAGAAAGAATCCGCTAAAGGAAAAGCGAAAGATCTCCCGCATGGATGGATCCAGAAGAGTGGTGGCAGCTCCCCGTGGTCATGCAAAGTCTACAACGCTGACATTCAAGGGTACTCTTCATTCTGTGTTATACGAGTATAAACATTATCCTATCATCCTATCTGATTCATCAGATCAGGCTGAAGGATTCTTGGATTCTATTCGTTCCGAACTGGAAGAAAATGAAATGATTATTGAGGATTTTGGTCATTTAGAGGGCAGAGTTTGGAAAAGTAATGTCTTGCTAACGAAAACGAATATCAAAATAGAAGCCATTGGATCAGGTAAAAAAATCCGTGGTCGTAAGCATAAAAACTGGCGTCCGGATCTCATAGTTTTAGATGATATCGAAAACGACGAAAATGTGCGAACCATCGAACAGCGTAACAAACTATCAAACTGGTTTAAAAAAGCAGTATCCAGAGCTGGAGACAGCTACACAGATATTATCTACATTGGTACACTGCTGCATTACGATAGCTTACTGGCAAATACGTTAAAGAATCCAAGCTACAAGGCAATCAAATACAAAGCTGTGCTGTCCTGGTCATCCTCATCGCTATGGGATGAGTGGGAAAAGAGATACACGGATCTGGATAACGAAAACCATGAAGCAGATGCTCTTGCTTTTTATAAAGCCCATGAGGCAGAAATGCTTGAGGGCACAGAAGTGCTATGGAAGGAGAAAAACAGCTATTATGATCTGATGGTCATTAAGATCACAGATGGTGATGCATCGTTTAATAGCGAGCTACAAAATGAGCCTATCAATCCTGATGACTGTTTGTTTAACGAAGAGTGGTTTGATTACTACAATGAGCATGAGCTTGACTTCAGTTCTAAAGACTTTGATTTTTGCGGTGCTGTGGATCCATCTCTGGGTAAAAGTAAAAAATCTGACTACTCAGCGATTATCACTATAGCTAAACACCGTAAGACGGGCTATATGTATGTGATTGATGCGGACATAGAGCGCCGACATCCGGACAGGATCATAAAGGACATATTAGAAAAAGAAATATGGTTAAGGAAGACATTCGGAAAAGGTTACCTGAAATTTGGATGTGAAACAGTACAGTTTCAATGGTTTTTGAAAGAGGAAATTGCGAAAGCTTCCGCTGCTGCGGGGTTGCATCTTCCAATCGAAGAAATCCAGTCAACCGGGGATAAAACACTGCGTGTTGAGAGTATGCAGCCCGATATAAAAAATAAGTATATTAAGTTTAATCAGAGACACAAGCTGCTGCTGGAGCAGCTAAAACAGTTTCCAATGGGGAGCCATGATGATGGGCCGGATGCTCTGGAAATGGCGAGAACGATTGCCAAAAAGAAAGCGAAACGCTTTCGTACCATGGGAATAAGGTTTTAATTTATGGATACAGTCAAATGCTTGAAACTGCTAGCAATGAGCTATTGTATAGTTGCAGCCGAAGTGTGGAAGAGACATCCAATGATAGCGGTTATATTGGGGTTGCTTTATATACATGAATTAGATAAGAAGTAAGGAGGGATGTTATGCCAGTAATCTATATGGAACAAGAGGATGTAAGATCCTTCACTGAAGGAGACATAAGAAAGCTGATCGAGTTGAGCAATCAAAGTATCGGGCGCTATGAAAATCTGGAGAACTATTATGCTGGGAAACATAAAATCCTGGAACATTTTAAAAGTGATCCAAACGTACCGAACAATAAGCTGATCAACAATATGCCCAAGTATATCACAGATACAGCTACAGGATACTTCATGGGGAAGCCTGTCACCTATTCGGCAAAGGATGAATCCTACATGGAGAGCTTGCAACAGATATTTGATTACAATGACGAACAAGACGAAAACAGTGAGTTGGAAAAGAAATGCTCTATCAACGGACATTGTTACGAAATGCTTTATGTTGATATGCAGGGATGGATCCGCTTCTCACTGGTTACACCGGATTCGGCTTTGTTTATCTACGAGGCTTGTTCTGACCATCTGCTTGCTGTCGTCCGTTATATGAAGTCTTACAACGTGCTGACGAACAAAACAACTTATTATGCGGAGTTTTGGACTGACACATTCTGTATGTACTTTCGCAGCGTCAACAGCTATAACTTTGAGCTTATGGATATACGGGATCATTACTGGTCGGATGTTCCTTTTGTCGAGTTTTTAAACAATCAGGAACGCATTGGAGACTTTGAGGGCATTATCACGCTGGTGGATGCATATAACCTAGCGCAAAGTAATACCGCAAACTTTTTTGAGTACAATGATCAAGCTATCTTGACAATCACTAACATGGGCGATGTGACCACGGATGATGTCAAAGACATGAAGGAAAAAGGCACAGTAATTCTGGAAGATCAAGGCTCTATGGGATGGTTGACTAAAGAAGTTAATGACGCTGCACTTGAAAATTACAAGAAACGACTACGCGAAGATATGCACTTTTGGTCATCTGTGCCTAATATGACGGATGAATCTCTAGGCTCTCAGCTGTCAGGGGTTGCTATATCATACAAAATGTGGAATTTTGAGCAGCTGGTTGTCACTAAGGAGCGTAAGTTTAAAAAGGCTTTACAGAGACGGATCGAGCTGATCACAAATATGCTCAACTTCCTGGGGGCTTCTTACGATTATAAATCTGTAAACATGACCTTCCGCCGGAACATGCCTCAAAACGTTTCAGAGATAGCTTCTATGATCTCTATGCTGCGTGGATTTCTTTCTGATAAAACGCTCATGCAGCTTGTGCCAAACGTTGAGGATCCACAAGAAGAACTAGCCCGCCGAGAAGCTGAAGAACAGGATGCTATGAAGAAATATGGTGCAGGAGATTATGGAAACCTGAAGGAAGATCCTGTACTGGAGTCGGATGATGGATCCTAAAAAAGCGCTAGCGGAAAGTGAGAAGATTACTGATGAAGCATGGAAAGAAATCTATCGGGCTTATGAAAATGCAAGGATGCAGCTCCAGAATGAGATTGATGCTCTTGTCGCAAGGTTTGGTGTTGATAACCAGCTAAGCAATGAAGAGGTCAATCAGATCCTGCATGGCAAAGAGTACACGAAATGGCGTATGTCATTGCGTGAGTACCTGAATCAGATCAGGGATGCGCCGGAAGATTCTAGCTTGCTATTGGAGCTAAATGCTTTATCCGCAAAATCACGTATTAGCTTGAAAGAACAGCTACTGGCAGATATAGACAGAGCAATGACAGACATTGCTCTGGAGCAGTGTGATATTACAAAAAAAGCGATCAGCAAGGTGTATGAAACTACATACTACAGGACGGCATATGATGTGCAGCGAGGTACTGGATTCGCTTTTAACTTGGCGAAACTGGATCATGGTGCCATCGAAAAGGTCATTACATACCCGTGGTCAACAAAAGTGTTTTCTAGGGCTATCTGGGATAACCTGGACAAAATGACCGCTACACTCAAAAAAACGCTTGCAGAGGGCTTTGCGAAAGGCGCTGGTGTGCAACGAATGGCTAAGGTGTTAAATGATGAATTTAAGTCAGGTAGGTATGCCGCTGAACGTGTGATTCGTACGGAATCAAAACATTTTCATATGCAAAGTCAGTTAGACAGCTTTCGGGAACTTGGATACGAAGAATACATTTTTCACATGAATGGAACGTGTTCCAGGACAAGGAAAGGCGTTAAAATCTGTGACTGTGAAACAGCTGTTAAAGGCAGTCCTTACCGCATAGAGGATGCAGAACCAGGCATCAATCTGCCTCCAATCCATCCAAATTGTAAATGTTATATCACAGCAAAGCGAAAAATAAATATGTTTGAAAAAAGAGAAGGTATCACACCACTACATGAAAATGTGAAATTTCAACAGTGGAAGAATACATATGTAAAATAGGAGGAAAACAAATGGAAACTGAAGTTATTGAAGAAGTAAAAACAGAACCGACAGCAACAGAGCCACAGGAACCGGAAACAAAAGGCTTTATGCAGGTAATGAAGGAATTTTTCACAGGAGTGAAAGACAAGACGGAACCTGATGAAAAGGATCCTGAAGCGAAAGAAACGGAACCAGCGAAGACGGAGCCTAAAGCACCTGAGCTGAATGTTGAGGAAATGCTGAAGAAAGAACGTGAAAAGTGGGAGGCTGAAAAAGCGGAGGAGGAACGCTTGAAAAAGCTGTCTCCGGAAGAACGTGCGAAAGAGCAGCAAAACAGCTTACAGAAAGAGCTGGAAAACATGAAAGCCGAGTTAAAGGCAAATAAGTTTAAGGATACAGCAATCACCACGCTTACCGGAAAAGGCTATCCGGCATCCCTTGCTGATATTCTGCCATATGGTACATACAAAGAAGCAGCAGACATGGAAAAAGGGCTTGATACACTGACAACGGTGTTTGAAACTGCCCTGAAAGAGGTGCTGCTGTCAAAGGTGAAGCAGGAAACACCAAGAGGGCTGAATGGCAGCAATACCGTTACAGGGGACAGTGTTTTAAAGCAGATTGACAATGCAGTTAAAAAAGGAGGATTTTAAACAATGCCAACAAGAGCTGAAGTAGTAGCACAGTTACAGACATCTCTGGATGATGCAATGATCCAGGGTCTTACATCCGGTTGGATGGATATCAACAAAGATGATGTTAGATACGCAGCAGGAAAAGAGGTTAAAATCCCGGTAATTGGGATGTCAGGACTTGGCGATTATGACCGTACGAAACGGGACGCATATCCGGATGCTAATGTGTCGCTGGAATACCAGACAGTGACCATGACACAGGATAGAGGCACCCGCATCACCGTGGATGCTATGGATCGTGATGAAACACAGGGTTTATTGGATGTGTCAAAATTGATGTCAAAGTTCCAGCGGGAAAAAGTAATTCCGGAGGTGGATGCATACCGATACTCCACTATCGCACAGCATTGTGTAAAAAATGAGCGTGTTGCTTATGGTTATACACCAGATGCAAGTACCTTGCTAACACAGCTTTATCTGGATATCGCTAGAGTACAGGACATTGTTGGTGAGGACACTCCACTGGTGGTGACGATCTCCATGATGGTTGCTGCTATGTTTGACCTTTCCAAAGAACTTGGAAAAAGGTTGGAAACAACGCAATTTACGACTGGTAATGTTAATTTAAAAGTTAAAGCTCTGGATGGTCAGATTCCAATGATTAGAGTAGGATCTGGGCGGATGAAAACTGAATATGAGTTTTTTGACGGACGCACTCCATCGGATGGTGCTGAAAGTAATCCATCACCAGATCAGACGATGGGAGGCTTTAAACCGACAGCGGCTGCTAAGGATATCAACTGGCTAATCACTCCGGTAACCGCTCCTATTGCAATCACACGACAGGATAAAGTACGTATCTTTGATCCAGAAACAAATCAGACCGCAAATGCATGGGCTACTGATTACCGTAGATACCATGATCTATGGCTGAAAAATTCTTCCTTGCCTGCTATTTTTGCGAATATCAGACAGGCTAAGTAGAGGTGTTAATATGAGAAAATATCAGAAAATGGGATGTGTACGCTATGCAGCAAATGATGCAAAGGCAGCGGAGCTGGAGCGTATGGGATATGCAGAGTGTAATCGTGAAGAAGAAAAAGTTATTATTGAGTCTGTACAGGTCAAGCCTGGGACGGACACTGAAGCAGTAACTGAAACATTAACTGAAGCAGTATCTGCTGCTTGCAAAAGTAAGAGCGGATCAAAAAGAAGTCTGGGAAAAAAAGGAAAAGCTGATCCTGAAACTAATTTGGAAGCTCCAGCACCAGGTGGTGATGATGATGGATCAGATCCAACAGATAACAAATGAGGTCAAGGATAATCTTGATCTTTCTTCTACTGATTCCGAGAAAATCGTCTTCAGGTACGTAAAACGTGCGTTAAGCCAAGTAAAAGTGTTTTGTAATCGTACTGATATCCCGATAGAGCTGGAGGATACCATTGCTCAGATCGTGGAGGATATGCTGAGAGCGGACGGTGTTGTTAAACTGGATAATGATATCGCATCAGTATCTCGTGGTAACACCAGCATAAGCTACACCAACAAGCAAGAAGCATACATGAGAACAGTCGATTTTATGAAAGACTATCAGAATATTTTGATCCACTACAGAAAAATGAAGGTGCCGCAGCGGAGGAAAAGCAATGAATGAAATTGATATCCTTGCAGCTACTTATGATCATACCTGTAAGGTGTATCGTGCGCAGATGGTAGACTTGCCGAATGGTGAAACGACTTATCAGGATGGCATAAATGGACAGCTGGTATACGAAAATCTCCCTTGTGCTCTATCCAGCCCCTCAGGCGGTAAGCTCTCGTATAAACAGCCGGAATACCGGATAAGCACAGATTATCTGTTATTCACCCGTCCGGACATAGAAATCATGGAAAATGACTATCTGGTGATCAATCAGTACGGACATGAGGTGATCGCCAGAGCTGGACAGACAGACTATTACCTATCGCACAACGAGGTACATGTTACTTTAGGTAAGACTATATGAGTGGATGCGTATATATGTTCGAGGGATTGGACGAATGGGAAAAAGAGCTTATGGATGTGATTCAGACAGATTTTCCAAAAGAATTTGAGCGTCTGGTGATTGATGTTGCTTCAGAGCTGCATGAACAGGTCACAGGAAGGACACCAGTGGATACTTCCAACTTACAGACAAACTGGAAGATCGGTAAGATCGTAAAAAAAGGTCGTGACTATTACATTCAGGTTTTTAACAATACCGATTATGCTGAACACGTTGAGTTCGGGCACAGGAAGAAAAACAGCGAGGAAATGGTTCCGGGGGCGCACATGATGGAGATATCGCTTGCTGTCCTGGATGCACGGCTTCCGCTGTACCTTCAGGATTGGTTAAGTGTTTTTCTGGATGAACATTTCTAGGAAGGAGAATGCAATGAGCGAATATGAAAAGATAAAAAAAGCGTTGATCCCGGTGATCAAAAGGGTATTACCTGATCATAAAGTGTTTGCGGACGATATCAAAACACTTAATGATGCTATTACAAATCAGCATATCAGTGATTATGTGCATATATCACTTGCTCCGATTACGAATACCAAAGAAGGAAAACTGATCAATCGTAATTATCAGGTAGGTATCATGATACATAACTTTGATGAGACACTTGCGGGTTACCATGATATCGGTGAGAGGTTGGATAAAGCATTTTATCCTGTGCTTCACTTTGATGATCGCTTTATCAGCGTAGGAGATACAACCGCAGCTATAGTGGACTGGAGGCTTCACTATAACTTTAATCTGCAATATACAGATACGTACGAACATGAAGATGAAGAAACACCGTATCTTGATGATTTTGATTTAAATATGAATTGAAGAAAGGAAGGTATCTATGGGATTACCTAGTATAAATATTGAATTTATTGGTAAGGCAAGCAATGCTATTACCAGATCTGCTAGGGGTATCGTAGCGTGCATCATTAAGGATGACACAGAGGGTATCCCGGCAGTACAGACATACAGTACCTTAAACGATGTGGATTTCACGAAAATGTCAGAGGCTAACTACGAATTTATGAAACTTATCTTTGCGGCTAGCCCATATCGTGTGATTGTAGCAGCACAGGCACCAGATGCTGCCGATTATACCGGAGTGCTGAAGACATTAAAGGATTTAAAATGGAATTACCTTACAGTGCCAGGCATTACAAAGGAAGAAACAACATCCATCGTTGCCTGGATCAAAGAGCAGCGGGACAGCAAGCGCAAGACATTTAAAGCGGTACTGCCTGAAGTAGTGGCTGATCACGAGGGTATCATTAACTGTACGATCAGCAATGTTAATACCTCCATATTGGATAAGACGATCAGCTGTGCAGCTTATTGCGCACGTATCACTGGTATCATGGCAGCTGTGCCATTATCACGCAGTACAACTTATTATGATCTGCCGGATATCATATCTGCTGATGTGCCAGAGGATCCTGATGCGGCTATAAACGCTGGTCAGCTGATTGCGGTCTTTGATGGCGAGAAGTACAAAATCGGGCGAGGTGTTAACAGTCTCACCACGATTCCGGAAGGAAAGAGTGAAGAGTTTAAAAAAATCAAAATCATAGAGGGTAAGGATCTGATTTGTGATGATATCACAACTACGCTAGAAAATAACTATATCGGGCGTGTCAGAAACAGCTATGACAAAAAGCAGGAAGTGATTGCGGCGATTAACAATTACTTTCGGACAATCGAGGGCGAAATTTTGGACGAAACGTATGATAACCTGTGTCAGATCGACATAGAGGCACAGAAAAAATACCTCAATGATCACAGTGTGGACACTAGCAAAATGAATGATGTACAGATTGCTGAAGCAAATACCGGCAGCAGCCTTTTCGTATGTTCAAACATTAAACTTGTGGATGCGATGGAAGACTTCATCATGGTTAATTACGTATAGGGGGATAATACATGGAAACTGAACAGATCAATGAATTAAAAAAATTATGCGCACCATTGCTTGAGTATCTGAAAGAAAATTATGATCCGTACACTGCTATTGTTGTTACAGATGGCGATATCAAACTGGTGCGCACAGAAATCAGTATACCAAGGAGGGACTAAGATATGGCGAAATTTAGAGGATACAGAGTTCTCAGCGGGTCTTATGCAGAGGTCTGGATCGATGGAGATCTTATTGCGGAAGCAAAAAAAATCGAGCTTAAGATCAGCTATGAACGTGAAGATATTCAGATTGGTATTGACATGGATTCAAAATTTAAAAGTCAGAAAGGTGAATGGACACTGGAGTTGAACAAGGTGTATTCACGTTTTGAAGATTACCGCCAGAAAATCAATGCAGGCAAGGATAAGCGTCTGCAAATCATCACAAAACTTAAAGATCCGGATGCAACCGGAGGACAAACAGAGCGTTACAGCATCGATAACTGCTGGTTGAACGAATTACCAGTAGTTAGCTATGAGGTCGGCGCACCAGTAACACAGGAAATCAGTGGAGGCTTTACTCCATCGGATATGATCAATTTGGATAAGGTAGGTGCATAAAAATGGGAGCAACAAGTGAAAAAAAGAATCTGTTACAGGAATTTACTGCAAAGGCTGCACAACGCCTGCGTGATAAAAAGCTAGGCAAGACAAAAAAGCTTCATGTGCCATCTATGGATGTTGACATCATCATAAGAGATCTAAAGACACATGAAATCACAGAGGTGCTGGATGTAGAAGATACCATGGAATCAACAAGGTACTGTGCTTATATCGGCATCCTTGAGCCGAATATGCAGCGGCTTGCAAAAGAACTGAAAGCTAGTGGTGATATCTATAAGCCTGTTGATGCAGTTGATATCTTTGAAATGCATGAAGTGAATGAAATTGCTGAAGAAATACTGAAGCTTTCCGGTGTAACAGCTGAGAAAGGTGCTAAAGTCAAAGCGGTTGAAGATTTAAAAAACTGATAGCCCAGGACGGGGATATGCAACTATTGCATTATTACGTCCAGTTGGGCTGGAAGATAGACGACTTTTTAAGAGAGCCATTGATCAATCAGTTATTTTACCGAGCCAGCATGATTACTAGATCTGAAGAAATACAGGAAGCAATGGGAGGGAGTGACTGATCATGCCGAAAAACAAGGGTGTCAAGGGTGAAATCGGAATCAAGGATAAGGTCACTCCTACCTTAAAAAACATTGTTAAAGAGCAGCAAAACTTCCGGCGGGATGTAAAAAAAACACATACAGCTATGAAAGAATTGTATGAGAAATCCTGGAAAATGAAGATTGATGATAATGCAGTCTACAAGAAACTATCATCACTTAAACGGAAAATGAGTGAATTTAAACAGGGTTTAACTGTACGTTTTAAAATATTGGACAGTGCCAGTAAAACAGCTGATAAGATAAAAAATAAGCTGGGTCTGCTAAAAAAGACGATCGTCAGCCCTATGATCAAGCTTAAGGATGCAACAACGACAAAAATCGTAAAGGTTAAAAAGCAGATCAAGGATATAGGTCGGCTTGTTGCAATGCCTGTGATCATGGTTAAAGACAAGACCACAAGCATAATCAATGGTATCAAGAGTAAGTTTGCTCAGCTTAAAAGCAAGGTGCCAAAGCCTGTAATCACAGCTGTAGATAAGACAGCATCCATACTTGGCAGCATAGGATCCAAGCTTAAAGCGATTGCAAGAAAGCTTGTGATCCCGGTAACGGTAGCTGCAACAGTAGCAACTGCTAGCATAGGCGCAGCTGTAAACAGTGGGATGCAGCTTGAACAGCAGCAGATATCCATTAAGCACTTTATCGGAGCCACCAATAAAGACATGGATCAGAATGCTGTTGATAAGGCGGCGAACGAATTTACACAGCAATTACGAAATAACGCTAATGCGACACCGTTCGAAACTGGTGAGGTCATTCAGGCGGGATCCAGAGCAATCTCATTAACTCAGGGTAATCGTAAGGATGCTATGGCTTTAGTTAAATTAGCTGAAGACATGGCAGCAGCATCTGGTGGTACTGCAAGTGTCCAGGATGCAATCGAGGCGCTTGGTGATGCCAAAATGGGAGAAATGGAGCGCTTGAAAAGCTTTGGATTTAAAGTGTCAGCTGACGAATTTGAGAAAAAGGGATTTAAGGGTGTATCTAAGGATCTGGAAAATTTCTTTGGTGGGGCAAGTGCAAAGCTTGCGACATCCGGTGGTGGTCTGGTATCTACTATCACTGGTAAGCTCAAATCCAGTGTTGCAGACTTCGGACTTAAGATCGTTGATCAATTAAAGCCTGTGCTTACAGATATGATTGGATTGATTGATAAAGCGATGCCATACATTGACAAATTAGGCTCTGCATTTGGTAGCAGCTTGAGTAAGGGCATTAAGACAGTATCTGCTGCAATGCCGACAATCATTGCCACGTTTAAATCTCTGTCTCCTATCTTTGCAGCTCTTGGTGATGGTATCAAAGCAATGATGCCCTCTATCATGTCATTTGCTCAAACGGTGATCACAACGATCCAAAACGTTGCTATAGCAGCCACTCCGGTGATTCAGCAGATCGTGGCAGCCATTGCACAGGTTATGCCAGTTCTGGCACCTATTTTCAGTACCATAGTGACGCAGATCGGCAATATCGTTACCGCTGTACTGCCGGCACTCAGCATTGCGATTGAGGGTATAAAAAACGTTATTATGACACTGGCGCCTTTTGTACAAACGGCCTTTGAGACTGTTGGTGCAATCATCACAAATGTGATTGATGGTATCACGGGTATCATACAGGGAGGCTTGGATCTGATCAGTGCTGTATGGTCTGGAGACTGGCAGGGTGTCGTGGATGCTTTTGGTACGATATTCGGCGGCATCGGAGAGATATGCAAAGCACCGATAAATGCTGTTATCGGCATCATTAACTGGGCTATAGACGGTATCAATTCAATCCAGGTTGACATCCCTGATTGGGTACCATTTGCTGGAGGTTCCCATTTTGGGTTAGATCTGGAACATATACAACCACTTGCTAAGGGTGGTGTAGTTGATAAGGCAACGCCAGCGATCTTTGGTGAGGCAGGTCGTGAGGCGGTCGTGCCGCTAGAGCATAACACAGGATGGATGGATCCAGTCATAAACAGGATCACCAGAAATGTGCAGGGCGCTAGCGGGGTGACGCAGATCTTACAGACAGATGCATCTGTACCATATCTAAAGTCTATGCTGCAAGGCATAAACCTACTGGTCAGCAAGTTAAGTCGCAGTGAGCCGATGCCTGTTGTATCTGGCAATCCACCAGCTGGTAAAGATAGACCAACAGGTACAGGAAGTGGTAAAACAATCACAATTAAAATTGAGAAACTTGCTGATAAAATCATTGTCAAAGAGGAAGGAGACATTGATGAAATTGGTGATAAAGTAGTAAAGAAAATCCTGAAAGCAATGGAAAATGTATAAAAAAGAGGAGGAATAAGTATGAGAGTATATCAGCTGATATCTACGGCAAACAGCAAGGAGCAAATAAAGTTACCTGTGAATCCGTCACAGTTTGAGCTTGATGATCCGCAACTTAATCAGAAAATCACTCTGCTGAATGTTGGAGAAGCAAATCAGCTGGGAAGTGTGGGTCTGATCACAGGCTCACTCTCCAGCTTCTTCCCTTCTTCCTCCTCGCCATTTTATAAACGAGCAGATAGATCTCCACAAGAATATCTGAAACTGTTGGAAAAATGGAAGGACAGTAGTCAGCCCGTTAGACTTATAGTCAGTGATACAGGTATCAATATCGCAATGACAATCGACAAGATCCATACTATAAGATATGAGGGTGATAAGGATATCTATTATACGATTGATCTGACTGAGTATAAGTCTCTTAACGTGCCTACTGTTAAAATCAAAACGTCTGTAAAAAAGACAATAACCGCAGCAAGACCAGCCGCAAAAAGTCCGAAGCAAAAAGTTAAGCAGCAAAAGAAGGTTACACATACGATCAAGGGCGGTGATACCCTCTGGTCGATCGCAGTAAAGTATTATGGTAATGGATCTAAGTATCCTAAAATATATAATGCGAACAAGGATGCTATCGAAAAGGCGGCAAAGAAACACGGCTTTGCATCATCCGATAAAGGTCATTGGATCTGGGCCGGTACAAAGTTGGTGATTCCGAAATGAGATTGCTTGCTAAGGATAAAGATATTATCAATCTGGTACAGGATCTGTCATGGTCAGGTGATACAAAAGCTGTCGCAAGGACATTACAATTCACGTATTATCAAAATCCACATGATGATAAACTGACTAAGGTCATACTGGAGCCGGGTAATGAGGTTATACTCCAGGACGATAAAAACAACAATCTGTTTGGTGGTGTTGTTTGGACGGTAGAGCGAGCAGCTGCATCCGGTATGATATCTGTTACAGCTTATGATCTGATGTTTTATGTCAATAAGAGTGAGATTAGCCGGATATTCAATAATACAGCAGAGCAGATCACACGGACGATCTGTAACGATTTAGGTATCACACCGGGGAGCATTGCGGCAACAAATACAAAGGTGTATTTCCCCTGCATTGCCAAGACCGGATATGATGCTATCATGATGGCATATACAGCTGCTGCCAAAAAGACAAAAGAGGTTTATATGCCAATGGCTCAATCCATTAACAAGTTAGCGGTCATAAAAAAGGGTGAGCTTTGCGGTGTGGTGGTAGATGGTAGTTACAATCTACAGGATGCGACCTACAGAGTAAGTGCTGAAAATGTAGTAAATCAAGTGCTGATCACAGATAAAGACGGTAATAAAAAGCGCATTATAGAGGATCGTACATCCAGAAATAAATATGGCACGGTGCAAAAGGTCTACAAAGAAGAGGATGGGAAATCGTCCGAAGCTGAAGCAAGGGCATTGATGCAGGGAATCGAAGAATCCGGAAACGTTACTGTCACAGGAGATTGTAGAGCGATAGCTGGATACAGCATCATCGTGCAGGAACAATCCACAGGGCTATACGGTAAATTTTATATAGAGAGTGATAGCCACTCTTTTAGTAATGGTAAGCATAGTATGACATTAACACTCGCTTTTAAAAACTTAATGGATACGAGAGAGATTGAGACAGGAGGTTAAGAAATGAATACATGGGCTTACAGAATGGCAGAGCTGTTGAAGAACAAAAACAGTACAGATCAACAGATCCTACTGGCTACAGTGACAAGTACAGATCCGGTCACACTCCAGCTGTATGATCTCACGGTCAATCAGCATATATACAGCAATCCAGACCTTAAGCTTAAACGTGGCGATCATGTCATTGTATTGTTGGATAACATTAGCTTTTATATCTTGCAGAAGGTGGTGGCAGTATGAGTATCTTTCCGTTTTTTACTGAGGTTCAGGAAGATATGAGCGATGAGGAAGAACTTCCTGTATTCCGTGAATATGCTTACGATTATGAAAAGAATTGTCTGAAGACAGATCTGGATGGTAATTCAATCATTGTTGAGGAAAATGAAGCGTTAAAGATCTGGATATATAAAGCACTCATGACTGCGCGGTATCGCTATGTAACATATACGGATGATTATGGATCAGAGCTTGATGATCTGACAGGTGTCGGTTTATCATATGACATCATAACCTCAGAAATCCAGAGAATGATAACGGAGGCGCTTATATATTCACCTTATATAACCGCTATTAAGGATTTTAATTTTGACAAGTTATCCTCTGGAATTAAAGCAAAATTTACTGTTTCTAGTATTTACGATGATTTGGAAATAGAGCAGATTATGAAAGGAGCTGGTTGAGTTGGATAGCTTTGAATATGAGGATATAAAGAATAGAATCATGGAGAACTTGAAGAATCCTACCAGTAAACTGGAGGGTTCTTTTTCGATGGATAACATTCAGGCTGTGGCGCAGGAGCTTGCCATGATGTATGCTATGGAGGTTGCGACTATTCCAGATAAGGTTTTGCTGGATACTGCTTATGATGAGTTTTTAGACAGAGCAGCGTTGGACTTCGGAGAAACAAGACTACCAGCAACACAAGCACAAGGAACAGTTTTATTCACAGGAAATCCAGGAACAACGATTCCAGCTGAAACTACTGTGAAATCTGATACTTTGAGTTTTTCAACACTTGAAAAAGGTGTAATAGATGATACCTCCACAGTATCAATAAAAGCGGTCTGTACTACTGCCGGAACAGTTGGCAATGTAGCTGCTGGAGATATAAGTGCTGTTGACCTTGATGGTGTTAAGGTAACCAATGTACAGCCCTTTGCTGGAGGCGTAGATATAGAGACGGATGAGGCTTTTCGCAGTCGCATTTTTGACAGAATCCGGAATCCATCCACTTCCGGAAACGTTAATGATTATATCAAATGGGCGAAAGAGGTTCCCGGTGTAGGAAATGCGGTGTGTATTCCCTGCGCAAACGGTAATGGAACTGTGAAAGTCGTATTGCTTTCTCCTGGAGGAGCTGCACCTGACGAAATCATTATCCAGAAAGCAATAGAGCATATCACTGAAATGAAGCCTATTGCGGCAGCTGTAAGTGTCGTAGCTGCTAAGGCTAAGGCTCTGAATATAAGTGGCAGCATTCACCTGTCAAATGGCTTTGAAATAAATAATATTACTGATCAGTTTAAGGCTGCATTTACACAGTACCTTACAACTAAGCAATTCGGATCCAGTAGATCATTGACATATTTTAAAGTCAGTGATCTCTTGTATGATATACCGGGTGTTCTGGATGTTGATTCGTATACTCTCAACGGTGGGACTTCTTCCATCACAGCAGATAGTGATGAGTATTTTGAGATAGTTGAGGTGAGCTTCTATGCGATTTGATACAAAATATCTTCCATTCTGGCTTCAGAGCATGAAGGAAATGGATGAACTACTGACTGCTGAATCAAAGGAGCTTGATAGATTGCATAATGCCTTGGAGGAATGTATCAGAGAGCTATCTTTAAACACAGCAAGTGAATTGCTTTCCAGGTACGAAAAAATGTTTGATCTGATGGGTGAAGGTCTAACCCAGGACGAAAGAAGGAAAAACTTGATTGCGAAGCTCAATGCACGCTATACAGCAACAAAGCGAAGTATCTATAACGAATTGACAGCTATGACGGGACTTCCAGTTGAAATAGAGGAGCATCCTGAACAATATCTATTCCTTGTCAATATCGTGCAGAGCAATCTATCAGATGCATTTGTGGCAGCAATAAGGAGCTATCTGGATATGATCAAGCCAGCACATATCGCTTATGATTTAACGCTAGTTAGATATGAGCAATCAAGTACAAATGCAAGATATGCAGTATTGCATTCGTCAATATTAGATTTCAAGGAGGTGGTTTAAATGGCATTTAGGGGCATGGTAATAACATATGACGGACAATCTCTGCTGACGCAGACACAGATCAGCAAGCAGTTTGCGGTAAAATGTATACGTATCGGGGATGGCAAATACAGTGCAGATCACCACGATATCCATAGCATGGTAAATCCTCTATATGATGTCGTACCGGAGATACAGCATAAAGATAATCAGCTGCTGATTGAGGCTGATATTACAAGCAATGATCACTCTGGTTATTATTTACGTGAGATAGGGATAATAGCAACAGATGCAAGTGGTAAAGAGGTGTTGTATGCGTATGATAATGCTGGGAATGATGCTGAATATATCAGCCCAGTAGATTGCGGTATAGCCTATGAAAAGCGTTTAAGATTTGCGTTATCTATCACTGATGACATTACGATCAACATACAGATCAACGGCAGTGTTTACGCTTTGCAAAGAGATCTTGTGCAGCACGTTAATGATCAAACTAATCCGCATAACGTTACGGTTGAGCAACTCGGGTTGGATAATGTTGACAATACAGCAGATAAGGATAAACCCATATCGGATGCAACCCAAAAGGCATTGGATGGCAAGGAGCCAGTATTCAGTAAAAATACAGCATTTAATAAAGCTTTTGGCAATACTGCTGGTACTGTGTGCCAGGGTAATGATAATCGTTTGAGTGATGCGAGAAAAAATCCGGCAGCTTTAACATTTACCGGAGGTGTAACAGGCTCATATGATGGCAGCATAGCAAAGAGTGTATATATCCCGACTTCTCTACCTGCGAGCGATGTTTCTGACTGGGCTAAGCAGCCGAATAAACCATCCTACATAAAATCAGAGGTAGGATTGAGTAATGTTGATAATACCTCAGACAAGGATAAACCCATATCGGATGCTACCAAAAAGGCGTTGGATGGCAAGGAGCCAGTATTCAGTAAAAATACCGCATTTAATAAAGCTTTTGGCAATACTGCGGGTACTGTGTGTCAGGGCAATGATAGCCGCCTAAGTGATGAGAGGACACCAAAGCTTCATAATCATAGTAGAAGTGATATAACCGATTTTCCCACATCCCTACCTGCGAGTGATGTATATGATTGGGCTAAAGCAGTTGTTAAACCCATATATGAATATGGAGAGATTACAGGAAATCCACCATTCAGTAATCTCAATCTATTAGATAATGGTGATTTTCAGGTATGGCAACGTGGAAATAGTTTCGATATCACAGAGCGTAGGAAGTATACAGCAGATAGATGGGTCGCTTATATGAATCCGGAGGAAGGATATGTGCCATACACTGTAGTAAATAGTAGCAGAAGGCTGAAAATCGTATCAGCCACAGGGGGAAGTAGATTTCTGGTATATCAGCACAAAGAGTTGAATAATTCTATTATTCGGAAAATCTTAGGAAAAAAATTGACATTAAGTGTGAAAATGATATCAGGAAATGCGCAGGAAATAACAACATCAGCAACAGTTTTGTATAATTCAAGTGATAAAACGTCTGTATTATTAGCACGAAAAGCACATATGATTTCAGCGAATGAATACAAGATCATGAGTATGACTTTCAATATATCAGGAGATATAGATTTTGATGATGTTAAATCTTTACAAATAATAATCGCCTCAGCAGGTATATCATCTGATGTATATATAGATTATGCAAAATTAGAGCTCGGGGAGATGGCGACGCCGTTTGTTCCAAGACCTTATGCGGAAGAGTTAATGTTATGCCAGAGATATTATCAAATGATTAGATTCGGTTTCACCGGTTATTCGGATAATATAAATCTGGCTAATATAAGTACAATTTATCTAAAAGCATCGATGCGTATTAAGCCAACTATCACAACAGTAAATTCAGGCTCAGATACAAACATTAAGAATATATCATATACATATTCTGATTCTGGAACTATACAAGTTTCAGCCAGCTCTGATGCTACTGGAATAATAAGGACATACGACAAAATGATCACTCTAGACGCAGAAATCTATTAAGGAGGTATCAACATGACAAAAGTATATGTTAAGACAGATACTAACACTGTAATCACAGAGATTAGCAGTGATGTATTTCTTTCTGATGTAGATGGATATACATTGATTGATGAAGGTAATGGTGATAAGTACGCACATGCACAAGGAAACTATCTTGAAAGTGGACTGATTGATGAACGAGGAAGATACAATTATAAACTGCGGGATGGAAATGTTACTGAGCTTACAGAAGCGGAAAAGGATATTCTATTTCCCGATGATACAAAAAAACCAAATACAGAAGAACGTATTTCTGTGATGGAAGATGCAGTTCAGGAACTAATCTTGATGCAGTTAGGAGTGGGAGGAGGTGAATGAAATGGCTGAATTTTTAGCATACAGAGTTTTGGATGGCAAGCTGGAGTTTCACAAAGTTCCGGTAAGCTTGAAGGACGAAGTAAGATCTATTCTTACAGATCTGGGTTACGCTGAGCTTACCGAATAAGAGGAAGAGGGCAACCTCTTTTTATTTTGCAAGGAAAGGAGAAGAAAATGAAGATTCCACAGTTATTACTTAATCTGATTTTCGTTGCTATCATTTATAGTGTCATTCAGACGCTGCTGGTACAAAAAATTAAGGAGCTGCCATTTATTAAAAAAGGGCTTAAGACATGGGTGGTAAATTTTGTTTTATCATTCGCAATAGGCATATGCTTCTGTATGTTTTTCTTTTCGCTATCCATATATTGTGCTTTATGGGTCGCATTGTTCAGTTTCATAGGTGCAAGTGCAATCTATGAGGGTATTATCAAAATAAAAAAATAGGAGGATGAAAAAATGAAGATTACAAAAATGTTAGCACCAGTAATTTATAGTGGGGCAAGAAGCGGTATCAAGAGAATGATGAACGGCGGTGTTACGATCCACAACACGGATAACTTTAAGGCAGGAGCTGGAGCTAAGAACCACGGAACGTATCTGCAGAACAGTGGATCCACGCTGCAGGCTTCCTGGCATTATGCTGTGGATGATAAAATGATCACGCAGTCTATTCCAGACAATGAAGTAGCATGGCACGCTGGCGACGGATGTGGAAACGGAAATATGACCACCATTGCAATCGAGATCTGTGTCAATCCGGATAGTAATTTGGAGAAAGCCACCGATAACGCTGCATGGCTGGCTGCGAAGCTGCTGAAAGCACAGGGGCTTGATCATCAGAGCCTGTACCAGCATCACGACTGGAGCGGCAAAAACTGTCCAAGCCAGATTCGTGCCAACAAGCCTTACAGCTGGGCGAAATTCGTCAGCAAGGTAAAAGGGTATCTACAGCAGAATAACGCTTCTAGCAAGCCGAAACCAGACCAGATACTGAATAAAGGTGATAAGTTTATCTTCCCGGATGTCTATCAGGTATCTAAGGTGTCAGCATCCCGTGATGCAGTGATCTGCTATGCCTTGACTGGCACACCAGTGGCCGAGTACCATTGGCTGGATGCAGCTGTATGTGATGAGGTCACGAAGAGCGGAAAGAAATCCGGCGATCAGGTACTACAGCCTGGTGAGTACGTTAAAATCAAAGGTACATTTACTGTCCTAGATAATGACCCAGAAACTGATTCTGTATATGCTAAGGTCGGCCGCAGAAAGATGTGGATCTACGCAAAGCCACTTCGGGAAGTATAGAAAATAAGGAAGGGATTCCCCTTCCTTAATATATATGAGAATATGAGGATTTACGCAGGATTTAAAGTACATTTAAATTTCATATTTTGATATATAGATTTTTTATTTTATTTGCAACACTTTTTTATTTTTCGCGCAACACTACAATGGAAGTTAAAAAATTATACGAAATGGTCGATGAGGATCAGAAGGAGGGTTCCCTTGGAGAGAAGGCGTATTGGAAGGATCTGTGGGAATGCTACATCGAGGAGAAGAGCATGGATTATGCATCTTTGAGTGTGAAGGAGGCGATACCGCGGCTGGTGTCTGAACAGAATCTGAGAGAACGCCGTCATGCGGGAAGCTGTGGTGAGCTTGGTGTGGATATCCGTGTTGGTGATATCTGTTACATAGATTTTGGTGAAGCATACATTTCAGAAATTGGTTATCAGCATTTTGGTCTGATTATAACAATTTTTCATAACAAGGCATTCGTTGTGCCTATGAGTGGAAATCATACGGCTTATCTGCAGGCCTACAGCAAGGAGAATCCGAAAGGGAAGCGTCATTTGATGCGCCTGGGGAAAATCAAGGGAATGAATAAGGAATCGGTTTTGTTCATCAATGATGCAAAATGGATCAATACTGCCAGAATTATTGATGTCAAAGCACATTTAAGGCGTGACAGTGAGCTGTTCCGTGAAATAAAGGACCGTGTGAAAAACTGTCTGGACTAA